CATTGGACGTGCGCGCCAGGATAAGTGCCGCATCAGAGTGGTTATATCTAAGAATTACGTCACTCATATCCGTATTGGCATCGACAGCATTTCTGTCAATGACTTCGTAGTACTTTGTTCCACTGTATGGTGACTCCCACAGCAGCGTTTTTTCATTGAACACGGCTGCATAGCCTTCAACATGGAGGCCTTCCCCTCCGCCTTCCTGGTCGGCAGCTCTCAGCGTCAGCCGTCTGCACTCAATCGTCTTCTCCATCCCCATCACCTCCTTCCGATGTGCCATTATCGTTGTCATCCTTACCAGTCTGGTAAAGAGACTGGTCCTTTGCCTTTACGTAGTTCAGCGATACCACAATTTCCTCGCCTTCCGTGCCAGGCAGTCCAGCGTACCCGAATAACTCACGGATTTCATTACGCTTGATAGCGCCGGCAGGAATCATAGCCTCTGCAATCTTTACCTTCGATGCCGTACTCATGTATGCCAGGCGGTTGGCTTCAAACACGACTTCATTCCCAAAGCCGCGTTCCTTCTGGGTGAAGAGCTTCTCTGTAAATTCCTGAGACAGTTTAATGGCAATCGGCGCGATGACGCTTTCATAGAAGGCCTGGTATTCTTCTTCTGTAAATTTGCCGGAGACGATTTTCTCATTGACTCCAAAATATTTGTAGAGATTGTCACGGGCAAAGGTCATCTGACTGGCGTCAAACGTCTGGGTATCGGTGGTAAGCTGCTGAAACCTCCCACGATTATCCAATGATCCGATGCCGCTGCCATTGGAAGGGCCGGCAAAGGAATCAACAAATTTCTGCCACATGGCTTCCTGGTCCTCCGGACGGACCGTACCAGTCCACTGGATGACGCCACGGAGTTTGCTGAAATTCTTGACCACGTTAATGATGGCCGTCTTAACGGATTTCAGCAGGTTGATGTCTTCCGTGAGAATCTGCCCTTCCGGGTCGCCAAAAACTTCATCGCGGTTGTAGTGCCTCCGGATATGAATCAGTTCATCATACGGGACTGTGGCCTGTTCCCCGCTGCCAAAGGTAAACTTACAGTACAGATTCCCTTTGCGATCCTCGAACAGTTCCAGATTATTGAAGTTCAATGGCCATAAAGCGGTAATATCCCCGAATTGATTCCGCTGGATATAGACGAACAGGTTATTGTAGCAGTAATACTGGGCAACAATCTTCTCGATAAACTCCGATGTCGTCATCAATGGGTTAGGGCGGATAGATAAGATGTATTGCAGCTTATCATCTGCATTTTTTACGATATTTCCGTCCCTCCTGATAATGTGCTTCGGATGCAGCTTCCCCGCGTGGCGGGCAATGGTGTCGATGCAGTTCCGCCCGGTGGCCGTATCGTAGACATTCCCATCAAATGGAACGTAGTCGTTGGAGTAGCCATCAAGCAGCTTTGCCCTGGTCAACCCGTCATGCCTGAACAGCCGCCCGAAAATGGTCTGCATCATACTTCTGAGTTCCAAGTCTTCCCCCCCCCTTTCAAATAAGGTTCATGTAGTCTTCTTTGTTCTGCTCCAACGCTGTATAAGCATCAAGCAAAGAGGCAAAACCATCAATACGTTTTCTCGGGTTTGATGTTTTGCAAGGCTGAATGTTGTCATTACGGTCTACATCGACGGCCACATTCGTCATGCACCATTTCAAGATTGGATTGTTATCATAAATAATCCGTTTGGCGGCCAAATCGGCTGCCAGATTCTTCATTGGCCCGGACAGCGTCTGCTTGCCTTGTGCTACAGGAACCATCACGTCATCGCCGAACCGCTCTTTCATGCTCTGCACCAGGTATGCTGCACTCCATCGGTCGTAGCCGCACTTAAACAAATAGATATCATCCTGCTCCATTTCATCAACGAACCATTGCAGGATGAGCCGGTAATCATTGCGGAACCCCGGTGATGTCCGGAGCCAGCCTTTTTTCTTCCAGATGTCATAAGGGACCTGGTCTTCATGCACGCGCTTTTCCAGTAAATCCTCTGGAATCCAGTACATTTGCTTGATATAGATGTTCGGATCATCACGGACGAAAAAAAGCATCGTAGCGCAGGTCAGGTCCGTTGTTTCGGACAAATCAAAACCACCTATTCCATACTTAGGCTTGAGAGCCTTCATGTCATAGGTGGTTTCATTGTTTAGCTGGTCAAACGTAAAGAATGCTTCCCCGCTGGTTTCGCGGATATTGAAGTCCTTGCACAGCAAGTTCTTGACCCTGAGCGCGTCATGCTGCGCCTGGTATACCTTCTGTGCCAGTGTCTGGGTATTCTTGATGCTCCCCAGTCCCGGGTTGGCTTTTGCCCAGCATGTAGGGTCTGTCCACTCTTCCCGCTTATCGAGTTCATAGACGATAGGTAGGATGGTTTCATCCTTATAGCCTGCCGGGTCATCATACCCGTTGATGATGCGTTCGCATTCATCATATTTCAGGTCGTAAATATTATCGCGGACCGTGCCAGCCGTCGTTGTAATGATACAGAGCGGCTGCTCACGGGCCGTCATGCCGTCGATGAGGACATCATACAGGTTCTTATCTTTCAAGGCGTGCAATTCATCAATCAATGCTCCATGCACGTTGAGACCGTCCAATTTATCACTGTCAGAGCCCAAAGGCTCAAACGTGCCCTCATTGAAGCGTGACCGGATGACGGATACACGCAGGTCCAGCTTCTTATTTAATGCCGGCGACTTCTTGATCATTGAGCAGGCTTCACGCCAAATGATTTTTGCCTGGTCCTTTTTGGTGGCAGCGGAATAGATTTCCGGACCAGCTTCTCCGTCCGCCACCAGTAAAAACAGCCCTAAGCAGGAAGCAAACGTTGATTTGCCGTTTTTGCGGGCGACGATAAGAATCAGCTGCCGGTATTCTCGGAGACCAGTATCTTTATCCACGAATCCAAAGAGCGCTGCCGTGATGGCCTTTTGCCACAGCTCCAAGATGACTGGTTTGCCGCCCCATTTGCCCTTCGAATGTTTACAGAAGGTCTGAATGAAGTCAATGGCATACTGCGCTTTAGAGTCGTCGTAGATATACTGCGCATTTTTATCATTGATTTTTTCAGTCAGATGCTTGAATACCCGCCGTACCTTATCAGATACCACTATCTGACCGGATTTTATGCCGCCATAGTATTTTTCAATGTAATTCAAGGCCTGTTTTTGATGAATTCCGTCAGCGTGTCCTCTGCATCAGGGGCCGCTGTGGCCGGAAGACATTGCACCAAGGTACGGATGGCGCTCACGTAGTTCTTGAACGTGGTGGAGTAGGCCTTCGAGACCGTTGACTCCTTGGTTCCGAACTGATTTTCACCGTTCTTGTATTCTTCAACGAATCCCACCACTTCCAATTGTTCCATGAGCTTTTGCAGCTGGTATTCCAGACGTGCCACCTGCCCGATCAGCGGGCTCACGACCGTCTGTTTTTCTTCATCGGCGACTTTCAGTGCTTCCTGCAATGCTTTCACTCTTCTTTTTATGGCTGTTTCCGGTTTAATCTGTCTCACTCCATCACCTCCTCGCTCCTTTACTTTGATTCTCGTTTATTGCCATTGATTTTGATACTACACCCCCTTGGAGGATGCCGTTTGTATTACAGAAAGGCCTGCCCCCGGCGGCATTTTTCAGGTTAACCAAAATTCTGACCGGGGGGCTTAGCGGCTATGGTCCACGATGCCAATAGGATTGCCATCATCATCAAACAAGCACTCCCTGTCCAGCCCTGCACCATGCACAGCGTTGTGGCAGTAGATACATAGAAGCTCTAAGTTGTCCCAGCCATACACAACGTTGTCGTCCCCTACATTCTCCGGAGACAAGTGCTGCTTGTGGTGAACGATAAACCTAGGTGGCTTGCCAGTCCCCACAAAGGAACGATTGTGGCAGCGCTCACATACATAGTGCTGAGACTCTGCATAAGCATGGGCTACCTTCCGCCATCGCTGGCTATTGTAAATGTCTTTGGAGAACTCCCTGGCCACGCTGCTTCACATCCTTTCATATCCAAAACGAAAATGAAAACCTAAATAAAAAATCAAAATCAAATTCCATTTCCATTTTCTATTTCGGTTTCCGTTTTTAAAATAAGAAAACAAAAACCACGCTGTTATGCGTGGCTGTCTGTTTCCTGTTCAATTTTCGATGGTATTAGTATAACACAAAGCATCAGTATATTCCGTACACAAATCATGCAAGAATCAGTCAAGTTTCTGCTCCAAACTGTCCCCAAAGTGTCCCCGCTCAAATCGCCAAAGTTATTCACAGAGTTATCCACATAGTTGTTCACAATCCTGTTATCGCTTAAAGAATACAACGGATGTCTGGAAGGGAACCGCATCCGGGCCGAACATCATCCCCGTCAATGTCTTGAGTGCATTGCGTGCGTGCTTCCGGCAAGAGCCGACGCTGCAACATGCATACCGCGCTGTGCTTTCCCAGGATGCATCATCAATATATCGGCTCTCTAAGATTCTGGCATCCGTTTCATTGATATCCTTTAGGGAAGCCATGGAACTATCCAGCCGTCTGATGAGTGGTTCAATCTGCTGTAAGTCAGCATGATATTTCCGGATTTTCTGCTGCAATTCTTCGTGCTGCATGTATACACGCTCTTCCTGGCTCACCTTTTCGCCGCCCCCGCAGCCACCAGTTGGCGACATGTATGACGCTGCCGGTGTGGCTTCCAGTTCCAACATGCGCTGGCATTCCTCGATATCGGTTTTGACGTTCGCAATATACTGCGAGAACTCTCGATACCGGCGCAAGTATTCAGTCACTGCGTCGATATAATCATTATGATACATCCCGCTTCCTCCCATCATTGAATTTAGAAAGCAAGGCAGATTCAATACCTGCCTTGCTCACACTACTGTTTCACTTCTCTCACGCTGATCCGCAAGTAGCCGGCGCTCTGAGAATACCATTTCCGACAGGACACCTCAACCACCTGCTTGTCATCTTCATAAGCTGCCTTGTTCAGCGCATCCAGTACGACTTTCAATGTATTATCAATGTCCGGTTTCTTTGCCGGGCGATTGATATTATGCTGACACGCCAGACGCTTCCCCTTCGTATACGACTTGGGGATCTGGAAGTAGGCATCAACCGTAATCCCGACATAGCAATCAGACGGGATGGCTTTCCCTCCGGCGGCCAGGAACGCTTTGCGAATCAGCTTTTCATACTTTGCTGTTTTCGCTGGCGTATAAACGGTCCCGCTTTTCTGGCTGAACCGCGGCCTTGCTTTTCCTTGCGGGTCCCCTTCTACAATGAATTCCATACCAACCTCCCCTTATTTCTGAATCGGCAGCCATTCCAGGAACGTCATATGTTCTTTGAGCTGCCCCGTATCGTACACATACCATTCGATTC